CTCAATTGTTCCAGCAAGCGCAAACATTAGGTCAGGAGCAAAGTAAATTTCAAAAAGATAATCCTAAATGTGTCAAGTGGGAATATACAAAAAAACATGATCCTTTTAATAGAACAAATAAAGGTCCTGTCCTCAATCCGCAAAAACAAGTTTATAAAAGAGTTACAAAAAGATGTGATGATGAGGATGAATTTTGCGATAACTTAAGAAGCAGAAAATTATACGAAAAATATTGTTGAATAATTTTTTAAGAAACAAATAAATAATAATTTTGGATATATTAACTAACGTAGAGTTATTTAATTACATCGTTAATAAAAAAATGTAATTATTTTTAGGAGTAAATTGTGATACCATCGTGGTTGAAAATTCTTTTGCGTAATACCCATTCTTGATTGAATTGTTGGCCATTATATGTTTCAAAATGGTTACCTTTTCTTGGTAAATATGTAGGATTTAATCATAACGATCATGATTTGCTAAATAAAAATGTAATTTATTCGGTTTTATAATATTTTTATGAATAATAGTTCAGGAAAATAGGATGATGAATTAAAATATTATAAAAAATTACAAGATATTTCTTATATTATTTGTTTCATAATTTCTGATCGTTACCTAATGGATCGTTACCTAATGGTTACTTTTGTTGAAAATATTGTTTTTACACCGTCCCAAAAGTGAAAAAGATTCGACAATATTTAATAAAAATAAAACGATATTATTCCAAAATTCCCAAAAATTTAAAGTGATGAGCGAGCATCATAATGATTTAATCTTTTATTAATAGGAATATTATAACAATATATCTACAATTTTTAACGTATCAACATCCACACCTATTCGAAATTAATTGAATTTTTCTCAAATTGCGGTCAAGAGCTTCAATATTTATGTATTGAATTTTTTGTTTGAATCCTTTTTGGTCAGAAACAGTTGCTCTTTCAATAACTCCAATTGGAAAAAATGTATTTTTGGAATCATCGTGAGCTCCATTTGCACTTACGTAAACATTAATTCCAGTATTAAAAAATAATGTAATTTTATATGGATTATAAGTTGTTGTTTGAGAAGAGGTTACTAAATTGTAAACAGTTGCCGTATATAATACCTGACCTACCGGTTTGGTTAAAGACGCATCACTATATAAAATATATTTATTTATACCGGTATATGCTGTGTCCATTGTATTTTGTTGTGAAGAAAGAGGTGTTGAAAACTGAATTAAATCAGATTTAGTATAGTATAATGTATCTAAAATCATTCCTATTAAGAGAAAAACATTAAATTTTATCATATAATTTTTTCTCAATGGAAAATCTAATTTCTGATAATGACTCTTTATTTTTAATTATAATTTGTATTTTCAGGTGCATCTATTATTTTTCCAAAGGCTTTCACTAAACCATCTCGGAATATTAGATCCATATCTTTCTTTATATACTCGGCTTTATGCAAAAATTCTAATTGGACATAGGCTTTATCTCCAGTCCTTAAGGTAATATCTTTTTCATCAAAAGGATTCAATTTAATGATTTGCATAATAGAAGCGCATTGTCTGACTTGTCCAATATGGAGATAAGGTTGATATCCAATACGAATTGTAGTTTGTTGGCACTGTATGATGGTAATTTTCGCCCAAAATATTTTAAATATCGTTCTCGAAGAATTTTCTCCCAGTAATACCATCCCTTTTTTAATTAATTTTCGGTTTATACCCTTTATAGAAACACAAGCATAAAACCCCGCTCTTGCTTCTTTTACATCGCGACGATTTATATGAATACTCTTAATCTTACTTTTTACAAAATCTCCATTGATCATAGGTCCAAGATATACATTATCATTTACTTTAACAGTTCCCATTTTTATTAAACCGCATACGACGGTTCCAAATCCCGTAATATGAAAGTGGGAATCAACCAACATTTCCAACGATTTATGGACAAAGGCACTATAATCATGACGTATTGGTAAAAGATTAATGAATAATTTTAATAGATCGAGATGTTCACTCGTAACATTAGAAATCTGAAAAATAGGGACAATGCTATTGGTTTTTATATTTTTAATAGAATTGATGACATCTAATTTAGTTTTTATTTTGTAGGGTATTTTTTGAATCCTATTTTTAATCATTTTATTTATTTTCCGTAAATTGTCTTTTAAGATATCAGCAGGGGCTATATCAATCTTTGTGACTATAATGATAAATGGAATCTGAAGGGCTAAACATAAACTAATATGTTCTTTTGTCATAATGTTCATTCCTTGATTACCTCCCACGATCAAAAAACAATAATCTGGGAAGCCTGATGTCAGTCCATATATCGTCGTTTTTAGATATTTTTCGTGCCCCGCTAAATCATAAAACGTTGTTATTTTTACCGATTGGCGGATCACGTCTTCCCAGCTTTTTTTATTCGTAGTAATTACATTTCCTAATTTGTCAAAACCCATTATCTGATGACCAATAGAACTTGTTCTCCCAGAATTTATCTCATGTTTAAAATTAAAAACAAAATTTCGCGCAAATCCCCGACCATTGTCTAGATTTCCTTTGGTCAAAACGCCCACAAGTGTTGATTTACCACTATCTACATTACCGATTATACCTATTTTCAAATCTTGATAAAGATAATGTAGATTGTATCGTATCAAATATTCTCCACACTTTTTTTCATTTTCTAAAGAAATGATTTGAATTTCTTGTAGATAGGCATCTAAAAAATTACATAATTTTTCTAATGATTCTTTTGATTGATTGAGTTCATCTTCATCTAAACCAGAAAGATTTCCATCATCCATCACTCCTAAATAATAAAATGCTTCACCCTGACCTTCATCTAAACGAAATTTAAGTTGTGTGATTCGTTTTTGGAACGATAAATCATCAAGATTGACTAATTTCCATTTATATTCTATATTACCATAAGGTTGTTCTGGAGGCAACATCATTTACTGTATTATTATTTATGTCATAAAGATTTCATTTTTTAAATTTTTTACCAATGGAAAATTTAACATTCCAATTATTTTTTGTATCTATATCATAAAATAAATTTTTATCTGTCCAATCATAATTATCTTCCGAAAAAATATAAATTTTTTGTTCATTTAAAAAATTATGAAATTTATGTACCGATTCTGGAAATATTGCTTCCAACCCGTATTTATACAATTTTGAAATAGATGATTCTTTTAGTTTTCTGAATTTATTAAAATAAGCCACCGTCAACAATAATAAATAATCATCGACCTCATTCTTTTTGAATTCAACATTGCATGGTAATTTGATACCTTTACATGGTACTTTTACAATGAGAATATTAAGATTATTTAATATAGGTAAAGAAAGATAAGTAATATGATTTTTTTCTTTTATATCACATTGTGAAAAAATAAATATCCAATCATTAGGGGTGAAGGGTTTATTGTCATTATGAAAACTGTTTTTAACGATATATGCAAGAGAAACAAGGTATGGTTCATTCTTTAAATAATTCAATTTTTCACGGAATGTATAATTTTTATTCACGCTGTGAGAAGATAAATTAGAATCTTTTATAGATATTTTTTTTTGGATTATTGGGAAAGAATTCATAAAATCCACAAAATAAAGGTTTCCTATAAATTCATTACATTTTAAATCATAAGGAAATTGGAATTTATTATTTTTGGAATGAACATACTTTTCGAAATGATTCGGTATTAAAAAATCAGTCGTGATAAATTTTAATATCTGATTTTTAAATTGTTGTCTCATAACAAATTCGGATTGTGGAAAATGACGTATCACTACATGATCAATAGATGGAAAAATTTCTTTTGGATAATATTTTAATTGTTCTTCACCTTTTAATGTAAAATCTAAAAAAGCATCCACCTCCTGATCTAAATGGTTTTTTTTCCGTTGTTTTTGAATTTGAAAATGTATCTTTCTTTTCCTATCCATTTTATAATATTTAATTTAAAATTTGATCAAATCAATTATTTATTGGATAAAATCAAAATGCAATTATTATTATTCCACTATTTTTTATTATTAAATCATCATCAAGGTATCTATTTTGATGGACCTATAAAAATAAAAGAATTTAAGAGTAAGGATTATATACAAAATGTGTTTTATAATAAAAATAAAACATCTTTTGTAATATCTGAAATTAATAAAAATAATTTTTTACCCATGACAAGGATTCAATCGGATTACGATAATAAGATTTATCAATGGAATGATACGACTGCATTAGAATGTTTTCATTCTCATAATTATTTCCGATTAAATAAATATGGGATAGGATCTGCTTTTGAATTTAACTTTTCCAAAAACGATTTTATTACAGCATCCAACTATAATGTCGATATTGGCATTTTTATAACGTTTAACAACCATTTATATATATTTAATGCACTTTGTTATAAAAAATTTGAAAATTTAATTCATAAGCAGTTTTTATTCGCCGAAAAAATAGAAACGTTTAAAGATAATGGACCATTATTATGCTTGATTCAATTCAAACACGGTGGATTTTTATTTTTAAAATTTATTGAACAAGACAAAGATATCATCGTCCTTGAAAATTCATTATTTCCCATTAAAAATAATATAAAATTTTTTGGAATTCTGAATACCAACTTGATATATATTGTAGATGAAAATAATTTTTTGTATCTGTATAATACAAATTTTTCTTTGAATAAAAAATTAAAGATCAATAGAGATTATGTAAAAATTATAAAAATTAATGATTATTTTTTGGCACTCCACAAAATAAAACAAAGATATGAAATTTTAAAAATAAAATTTTAATAATTAATTTTCTGAAAAAGGTTTCACAATCAAATTAAAAATATTCAAACATTATCCAGAAATAATGAAATTTTATGACCATTCTCATTTTCGTATTCTTCCTTTATCGTATTTTTGGTAGGTATTGTTTCATTACACAAAGAACATTTAAAATGTTGATAAGAAACGGCCTCATCTAAACATTTTTTATGATAAACATGATTACAATTTAATATATATACGTTTCCATCTAATTTTTCAAGACATATAAAACATATTTTTTCTAAAATTTTTTGATGTTCTTCATTATTAATATCAAGATATTGTTCTTTTAAATCGATACAAACATCATCCACTCGTTTAAATAATTCTTCATTATAGGTGTTTAAACTATTTTGTATGGCTTCATTCATACGATCATATTCAACGACATTATCGAATAATATATTAAAAATGCTAGAAAATACATTCCTAGGATTACTTTCATTGTCTAAAAGAGGGATTATAAAGGTATCCGACGAAAAAATTAAATTAGGATTCGTCCTTTCATTAGGATTAGCCATATTTATTAAATACAAATCTTTTTATTTAAATTTCTAAAAATAAAATTTTCAATATGTAATAAATGAATTTTAATGAAAATAAAATTTATTACACACAAATTTTTTTTAGTTTCGTTACATTATCTTTTTGTATCGGTATGATCGCAAAAGATCCTAGCACACAAACGAGTTCAATTTATCTTCCTATACTAACTTCGATCGTAGGAGTTTGGCTTCCTCAACCTAAAACCAACAATAATAATAATAATCAGATCACTCCTTCTCTACCCGAAATCTCAGACAATGTATGAATCATTGTATTAGATTTTATCAAAAGGCCAATTAATACTTGAACATGATGGAATTTGATCGACAACTATTTGACTACTAGAACCTGTTTGACCATCAAAAAATTTATCGATTTCTTGTAAACAACCTTCAAAATCCATTTTATCATTCCCATCATATCCACTAGGAGTAGGATCTTTCATTTCCATTTCGGATACTTCTATAGTTATTGGAAGCGATCCTAGGAAGTCATCTAACAGTGTTTCTACTTCTGTCAGATTTTCTCCATTCTGTTGAGCCAATGTAATCCGGAAGGTTCTAAAATATTGTTCGGGCAATGTAAGAGATTTAATTTTTTTATATGTTTCAATTTCTAACGGTCCTACATTAAATGTTTCTGGACTTTCTTTATATCGTTCTAATAATCCTAAGAAAAACGCATTTGCTTGTGGTTGGGTTATACTCATTTATAAAAAAAAATTTAAAAATTATTTATTATAGCCCTAAAAATTGATTTTTTTTTTAGATTTTTTTTTGATCCAGCGATCCAAATCAGTTTCTATATCAATATTTCATGTAAGTTTCATATAATAACCGATTATTTTACCTTTGAACAGATAATTAT